AAGGCAACAGGTCGGGAAAGTATTGAATTAGTTGATGGCGGACGTATTGACTTTAGAACACGGACCTCTACCGGTGGTTTAGGTGAGAGCTTTGATTTACTCGTCATTGACGAAGCGCAAGAGTATACAGATGACCAACGTTCAGCGTTGATGTACACAATTGCTGCATCGCCTAACCCGCAAACAATAATGATTGGAACACCTCCGACACCTATTTCAAGTGGTACGGTGTTTACGAAATATAGAGAAAACGCACTGTATGGCAGTTTAGAGGACTCGGGATGGGCAGAGTGGAGTGTAGATAAAGAGTCTGACCCAAGAAATAAAGATTTATGGTATCAGGCCAACCCGTCGTTGGGTTTGCGTGTGTCCGAACGAAACATACAATCAGAGGTTGGTAATGACGATTTAGATTTTAACATTCAACGTTTAGGTTTGTGGATACAATATAATCAAAAATCCGACATATCCGAAAAAGAATGGCGGGAACTTCATGTGGATGAAATTCCGAAATTGAAAGGTAAATTATTTGTCGGTATTAAATACGGTTATGACGGAACGAACGTGGCAATGAGCATTGCCGTCAAAACCGAAGATGACAAAATATTTGTTGAAGTGATTGATTGTCAGCCAATTCGTAACGGAAATGATTGGATACTTCATTTTTTGCGCAATGCAGACATACACACAGTCGTTGTGGATGGAGCAAACGGTCAAAAAATATTAGAAGATGCCATAAAATTAGCGAAACTAAAACCGCCGATATTACCGACTGTGAAAGAGTTTATTGTCGCAAACTCAATGTTCGAACAAGCCTTATTCCAAGGGACGATAGTACATCGTAGTCAACCATCGCTATTCCAAGTAGTGACGAACTGCGAAAAGCGGCCAATAGGAACGCAGGGCGGATTCGGTTATCGTTCACAAGTCGAGGATTATGACATAGCGCTTATGGACTCTATGATATTAGCGCATTGGGCATGTGCAGAGGCGAAAGAGACTAAGAAACAAAAGATTAGGTATTAGGAGGTGATTCCGCTTTTGTAGAAGTATTGCGTTAGTGGAAGGCATTAGTCTCTTGACCTGGGCACGTCGTTAAACTGCTTATTTTTTATGCTTATTTTTCGACTTTTTAGCACTTGCAGTCGTTAAAGAACAAGGCGGTCCCGTGGAACGTTACCCACGTAAAAATAACGTAAACCGATGGAGGTAGTTGTTTATGAAAAGGGAATTTTTAGAACAATTGGGTTTAGATAAAGAAGTTATCGACAAGATTATGGCGGAACATGGAAAAACAATTCAAGGAATGAAGCAAGAACAAGAACAATTCGACGCACTAAAAAACGAAAAGGAACAGCTTGAACAACAATTACAACAATTAAACGACAAACTAACGGTTCAGGAAAAAGAGTTAAGAGGCGTAGAAGAATTGCAATCAAAACTTAAAACCTACGAACTCGAAAACTTAAAAATTAAGATTGCTAACCAAGCAGGAATACCGCTAGACTTAGCTGGTCGATTAAGCGGTGAGAATGAAGAAGAAATCAAAGCAGATGCGGAAAAGTTGGCAGGGTTAATTACCACTCAAAAACCGAAGTTACCGTTAAAGCCAACAGAGCCGCAAAATGTCGACCCTAAAGAAAAAGCTTACGAAAAACTATTAGAAAATCTAAATTAAGGAGTTGTTTTAAATGGCATTAAATAAAGGTTCATTGTTCGATCCGGTTTTGGTAACAGATTTAATTAATAAAGTTAAAGGGGAGTCGTCTCTCGCGCGCTTATCAAACCAACAGCCGATCCCGTTTAACGGACAAAAGGAATTCGTTTTTACGATGGAAAACGAAATTGATGTCGTTGCTGAATCCGGCAAAAAATCACATGGTGGAATCGACTTGCAGCCGATCATCATTACACCAATTAAAGTCGAATACGGCGCGCGTGTATCTGATGAATTCATGATGGCCGATCAGGAAGAGCGCATTGGAATTTTGAAGGCATTTAATGATGGTTTTGCTCGTAAAGTTGCGCGTGGTCTTGACTTGATGGCATTTCATGGGGTTAACCCTCGCACCGGTAACGCAACTAACGTTATTGGGAACAACAACTTTGATGACGCAGTAACCCAAGAAGTACAAGCGGGCGAAGGACTAGATGACCCGAACGGAGCCGTAGAATCCGCTATTGCGCTTGTGCATGGTTCTGATGAAGACGTAACAGGAATGGCCATTTCACCCGCTTTCCGTAGTGCGCTGGCGCAGCAAAAGGATGCGCAGGGGTTGCCAATGTTCCCTGAACTTGCTTGGGGCAACGCTCCGTCTGACATTAACGGTTTGCCGGTTGATGTAAATCGTACGGTGTCGGATATGGCTGCAAATGAGGCTCGCGCATATGTAGGAGACTTTCAAAACGCGTTCAAATGGGGGTATTCTAAACAAATTCCATTGCGTGTCATCGAATACGGTGACCCGGATAACAGCGGAAACGACTTACAAGGGTATAACCAAGTATATATCCGTGCTGAATTGTTTTTAGGATGGGGAATCCTTGAACCAGACGCGTTTGCAATTATAACGGAAACGGGAGCAGGCGGAGGTGTTGAGGGTTAATGACTACTTTCGAAGCCAAGGTAACGCAAGATATCCCAGCCAATCGTTTGATTGCTCTGGGAGGAATTTTCACTGAAGATGACCCAGAGGAAGGTTGGGAAACTGTATATTTGATTTTATCCAAAAAGGGTTGGATTCCGGACTTGGTTTCAACAGCCGACTTGGAGAACGGCAGTTTTGTAAATGTAAACATTAAGAATAACCCAGTGTGGAAGGTAGAAGCATCTGAAGATTTACCTGCAGGAACACTTGTTCAGTGCGATGACGATGGTCGAGTTAAACATTATCGTCCACAAGACGGAAACCACTTTGGATTTACAACCCATTCTGTAAAAGCGGGAGAGGTTGTTGAAGTTGTCCGCAAATACGGAAACATGCCACAGAATCAGGTAGAAGCAACATCGTACAACGTTGAGCAAGAGGAAGCAGAAGATTAAGAGGTGGCGTAGGTTGAAATACAAAAATACTAAAACGGGGGCTGTCGTTGATAGCCCCTTTAAAATTGTTGGAGAGAATTGGTTAGAAGTTTCTGAAAACGAGAAAGAAGGTTTACAAAAAACCGCTGAAGAAGAAACAACAGAAGAATACGTCGAAGAAGAAGTTAACCTTGAAAAAATGACAAAAGCTCAATTGATTGAGTTTGCGAAAGAACATGATATTGAAATCAACGAAAAAGACACCAAAAAGGTAATTATTGACGCAATTGCTAAAGCCTTTGGATAAGGCGGTGATATGATGGAGCCTTTTGCGACATTAGATGATTTAACGAAATTATGGCGTCCTATGACACCAGAAGAAAAAGAAAGAGCTGAAGAGCTTTTACCCGTCGTGTCAAATAGGTTAAGGATAGAGGCAAAACGAGTAGGTAAAGACATTGATCAAATGATTGCAGAAAGTGAAGCCTATAAAGACGTTGTAAAATCAGTAACGGTTGATATCGTTTCTCGTACGCTCATGACGCCAACAAATAAAGAGCCCATGACGCAATATTCGCAATCTGCGCTGGGCTATAGTGTGCAAGGAACATTTCTCAACCCCGGCGGTGGTATTTTTATAAAACGAGAAGAGTTACGAGCGTTGGGTTTGAGACAGCAAAGATACGGGGTGATGGAGATATATGAATATTGAAGGGATCACTGTCACTCTGATTAACAAACATAAAACAGGAGAAGACCCATTCGGGCGGCCGATATATGAAGATGTTGAAATCGAAGTGGATAATGTATTAGTCAGTCCGGTCAGTACTGAAGATATTGTAAACATCAATGAATTAACAGGAAAAAAGGCAGTCTACACATTAGCAATCCCAAAAGGTGATACAAACAACTGGGAGGATGCCGAGGTTATTTTTTTTGGAAAACGTTGGCGTACTTTTGGAATGGTGACAGAAGGGATAGAACACTTAATCCCGCTTGATTGGAACAAGAAGGTGATGGTGGAACGATATGAGTGAACTAAAATTTGAACTAAACCGAGCGGGTGTCAGAGCATTATTGAAATCAACTAATATGCAGAAAGTTTTAGAACGACACGCCTCCAGAATTAAAAATAAAAGCGGCGAAGGCTACCAACAAGACCTTTATGTGGGGAAAAACCGAGCAAACGCAAGAGTATGGCCAGAAACCACACAAGCGAAATCCGACAATTACAAAAACAATACGCTATTAAAGTCGGTGAAATAGAATGATTGAGGTTATTGTCTTAAATTATCTAAAGAACAACTTGTCTGTGCCAGCTTATGTCGAAAAACCAACGAACAAACCAAAGAGATATGTCGTTTTAGACAAAATAGGAAGCTCGAAAGAAAATCACTTATTATCATCCGCCATCGCTTTCCAAAGTTATGCCGAGAGCAAATATGAAGCGGCAAGACTCAATGAAGAAGTAAAAGAAGTCGTCGAAAACATGATTGAGCTTGATGAAATCGCAGGAGTTACTTTAAACAGCGATTATAACTTTACAGATACAACAACAAAAGAGTACCGTTATCAAGCGGTATTCGACATTAATCACTATTAGGAGGTTTGAAAAAATGGCGAATTCAGCTAATGTAACAGCCGCAAAACCGAAAGTGGGTGGAGCGGTATACGTAGCACCAGTCGGGACTACTTTACCAACTGACGCCACAAGCGATTTAGGCGCTACATTTAAAAGTTTAGGGTATATTTCAGAAGATGGTCTAACAAACACGAACAGCCCAGAAAGCGAAAATATCCAAGCGTGGGGCGGAGATATAGTATTATCACCACAGACAAGTAAATCAGACACGTTCACGTATAAGTTAATTGAAGGCCTAAACGTTGATGTTCTTAAATTTGTTTACGGTGACGATAACGTAACAGGCGATTTAGATACAGGGATTGAAGTAAAAGCGAACAATAAAGAGGCAGAGGAAAGAGTAATTGTAGTTGATATGGTATTAAAAGGCGGGGTCCTGAAACGAGTTGTAATCCCGCGTGGGAAAACAACGGAAATTGGCGAAATTGTTTATAGTGACGCAGAGGCAGTGGGGTACGAAATTACTACAACAGCTTTCCCAGACGAAGAGGAAAATACACACTATGAATATATTCAAAAACCAACACAAGGCGGCGGGGGAGTTGAAGGATAATGATTGAAGGAAAAACGAAATCGGGTTTTAAATATAAATTTCCAGAAGAAAACCTTGATAACTACGAATTAGTAGAGATTATTGCAGAGGCTCAAGAAAACCCGTTACTATTTCCGAAAATGGTAAATTTATTACTCGGTGAAAAACAAACAGAAAAACTGAAAGAACACTTGCGAAATGAAAACGGGATTGTTTCAACTGAAAAAATCTCACAAGAAATCATGGAAATCTTTGAAAACACAGAAAAAGCAAAAAACTCCTAGCCCTCGCCAGAATGATAAGTGAAGACGAAGATGCGCTTGTTTGTGACCTTGCAGAAACATATCAAATATATGATTACAAACAGCTACCTCCAACAAAGGTGGCTGTTTTTTCTTTAGGTTTACGAGAAAACTCACGAATCAAAATGAAACTAAGCGGGCAAACCGTACCGTTTGACATCATGCTTTTAGCGGCGATAGCTGACAGATTGAGTACGCTTGTTTGGTTCCAGACAAAGGACGGTCAGAAAGGCAGAAATCGTCCTCAAATGCTTACGAATTTACTTACAAATACGAAACAAGAAAACGATGTTGAAGCATTTCATTCTGGTGAGGAATTCGAGAAAGCTAGAAAGCGTCTAGGAGGTGAGTAAATGGCTACCGAATTAGGTAAAGCGTATGTTCAGATTATGCC